ATTCGCTTCGTTCAATCAGGGCGACACAGCGCTCTCGCCAGTTCTGTATGTTAACGATGGATTGGGAACTGTAACGAAGAATGGTCAGACGTTCGGTGCCGTTGCTCCTAACGATCCTAACATGCCAACAGTTCCTACGACTCCTGTTACACCACCGACGCCTCCAGCTCCAACAGTTGTGAGCACGACTCCAACGACTCCTGACGTTGCATCTTCTACGACATATGGAACTGCTACGACAGCGAATCTTGTAACTGTAGGCAGCACGAATACAGGATCAGCATTCAATGTAACGAAAACTACAACTCCTGTAACTGCTACACCGTATACAATCACAACGACTACGACTCCAAAGGTTATTCAATCTTGGAGTGACAATACAACAACTACAATCGTAGATCCGAACAATCCTGCATACACAACTACACAAACAGGAACAGCGTATCAGACAGGAACTTCTTCTACAGCAACGAAGAGCGTATCTTCGACTGGTGCTAAAGATGCAGTTGCTTATAAGAATATGAATCTGTTCTTGATTGATCCACTATCCACACCAGATGGATCGTGGGCTGCTCCAGCAGGAAGCATCAACGGTAAGTTTGCTCTTAGCGGTGCTGCGTTTGGTTGGCAAAGAACTATAGATAACAACACATTCGGATTCGCTTTTAGTCACCTCGCTGGTGACTCGCGCGGATACACGGGATCTAAAACGTCTACAGAGTCGACCAGTGGAACAGCATATATTATGAGCCGTCAGCCCTATGCTTGGGTCAAAGGATCTGTAGGATTTAGCTCAAGCGATCACAGAACGAATGTTTCTATTCCTGAGTTTGCTCTGATCAATAACAACAAAGTGAATCAGAAGAACTTCTATGCTGACATGGCTGTATATTCACCGCAGTCTTTCTATGGCTTCAGACCACTCGTTGGTGTCACTGTAAATAGAAGTGAACTGGATTCAATAGAAAGTGGATCGTCACTACTGTCGAGCAAACCAAGAAATGGATCGACCACAAAGGCTAGTCCGTATATTGGCGCAAGATATGAGATCAGCAAGAATGCAGCCATTGAAACTCGCGTGATTACTAATACAGATCAAAAAACCATTATAAGTAATCGTGTTACAGTTAGCGAAAAGATTGGCAACAATGTTGCTGTCACTGCTACGGTAGGATTTGACAAGGGAATCGGTTCACGTTATAATAACGCTTATGGTCTTGTTGGATTGAAGTGGGTATTCTGAGGTTAGAGGGTTGTAGGTGACCTGTAGAGAGCTGGATCCGTCGAGCATGACTGGGAACCTTCGATATTATCAATAAAGTTTATATCCAAAAACGTCCTCGAATTTTTCGTTTCTTGCTAAGTCTAGTGCTTTAGTGTAAGAAACGAAAAGCTCGTGACGTTCTGTTTTTGTGGACATCATGTGTGTTTTGATAGCCGTGAGTTCTCTTCTTAAAACTTCGAAGTTGCTCGGCGTTAGTAGTTCCAACGATTTATCGATCTGCTCTAATGCGCGCTTTCTAAGATCTTCGTTTAGATTCACGAAATGTAATGAAAACGGTGCGGTGACTGAATAACATCTAGTACCCAAATCGTTGTTCATATCATAAAGTCTCATCAGAAACTTTGCATGATTATAAAAATCTAACAGGGTGTATGCGCTGATTGCTGAATTGAAGAATATGTGTTTGGATAGCTGCACGAACTTCAATATGTTCTTTTCTACCGTAGCCCAATCTGTACCTGATCTCTGATACTCTGCAGTCTTACCATATGCGTCGATGCTCATGATCACGCGAACAGTTTTGAACTTCATGATTCTATCAATGAATAATGGATTCCATACACTACAGTTCGTAAAGAACTCTAACCCTACGGTTTCATTATATCCCTGTTCAATCATATGATCCATGAAGTCATAGTAATGCTTGATGAGCAAAGGCTCTCCGCCCGTGAAACACACCAGTCTGCAATTTTTTAAAGATAGAGTTTTCAGTTGTTCGAAGTTGTCTTGTGATGTTACAGTGTACTCAGTAAACAAATCACTGCCATTGAACTTATTCAATTCAGGAAAATTTTCTATTTCCTTCTGCCACTCGGAACTTGAATGCGATCCACACATTCTGCACTTGAAGTTGCATAGATTGCTAGATCTAAGTTCTAATCTTCTAACTTCTGTAGATTCTTCAGCATCAAACTTATTTGGATCGACATAGTTATTAGGATATCTAATCGGATCTCTGCCTTCGCGATCGCGCGACTCAGACTGTCGAGTGCTTTTTAATCCTCGAGCTTCTTTATCATAACAGATCTTGCAATTTGACGGCACAACACCGTTCTTCATATCAAATTTGATTTGACGAAGCCAATCGCTGTTTAAGTATTCTTGAGGACTTAACTTTTGCTTTTCTAAGCTAACATGACATGGAGAAGCTGTGTTTTCATGATAATACATGGAAGACCATGGCGCGGGACAAAAGAATGAATCAGTCATGAAGATATTTATTAGCTAAATAACTGTCATATCAGTGAAGTGTTACGGTAGCACATCGGTCTCCAAAACCGAGGGCGAGGGTTCGACTCCTTCCACTGGTGCCACTCTATGTCGTTAAACGTTTTACTATATCAGACACGCTAAGAATTTCATTCACTTGATTGATTCCGTGTCCGATATACAAATGTCCTCCAGCACCCTTGACGCCTATTTCAAGACTCTGACTAAAGTTGTCATCGTCTGGTCCATCATGTTCTTTAATCACTATGGCGTTCAATCCTAATCCTGTTCGACCGATAGCAGTTATATCTTCACTATTTTTGAGCATCAGCATTTCTTTTGTTTTGAAATCAACTTTAGACTCCTTGGATAAAGCGAATAGAGTTCCTATACCTACTGCGATAGCTCCAGAATCTAAACACTTTGTTATATCGCTAGAAGTAGAAACGCCTCCAGATGATATGATGTGAATAGATGGATATCTTTTTTTAACCTTTTCCGTTAAAACAAATATGTCTTCGTTGTAAGTAGAAACTTTACCAGCACCTTTTGCTGATTTTACTACGATTGCATCAATTAGATTATATCTGGCTAGATTTTCTGAAATTGATTCAATAGGATAAGAAAGACACTTCACAATAATTTTGCATCCAATAGCTTTTACTTCTACGAGACATTTAATGTAGTTTTCTAAACTATATGATTGTTTATCCTGATTGCCGTAATATGGTAATATCTCGATGTGAGAAATACCAAATATTTCTATCATCTTCATAATTCTTTGATGATGCATCAAAAGAAAAAAATCAGTCATACTAACGATGATGTTACAATGACCAACTTCTAACTTCATTCTTATCATGTCTATCTTAAACTTTTCTTCAAGGAACTTCTTCCCATCATTCGCACTATAAGATACCATAATGATGCTCGGTAGACAACCAGCCTTCGCTACAGCAATAGCCAAATCAATATCAGATACTCTGTTCATAGGTAAGCAAACTATTGGATGATTGCAACCTAAAAAATTTTCATGAGTCATAGAGCTATATATTAACATGACGAAAAGACCAATCGCAGTGGTTCAGAAAGATCCCTGCCTAAACATATATTGGACGCTTACTGATTTTTGTAATTTCAAATGTAACTATTGTCCAACCATGCTTCACAGTGGCGATTATCATCTGAAGAGAAAACTTGGATTCCCAACAGAAAAAGAAATCGAACTATTCTTAAACAATCTTGAAGAAAAGTATCTTAAGGGTAGGAAGCTGAACGTTCAGCTTAGTGGCGGAGAACCTACACTACATCCGATGATAACATTCATTACTCAAAGACTAAAAGAACACAACGGATACATAGGTATTACCACGAACGGTTCTAAATCTATAGAGTTCTGGAAACAGATACTTCCTATAGGAAACGTAACGATATCACTACATCCAGAGTATACTAAGATAGACAAAATAAATAAACTATCCAGAGTGATAGTAGACAGCGGAACTAAAATCGATTACAATCTTAGCGGCGATCCTAAAAATTGGGATCGAGTCATGGATCTTTATGATCAACTCGATGACGAATTCAAACCTTTCGTAAATCCTAAAGTCCTTAATCACATCGATCTTGACGGATCTATAGATAGAAGAAACTACGAATACGAACCTTATCAAGAAGAGTGGATGAGGGACAAAACAAAAAACCAAAAACGCAGATCAAATTTTGTTGAAATAACACCTTCACATTTGTTGTTCTCCGATGGCACTCGTCTTAACACCAAATCCCTCGCTGAAATAACGTTAAACAATTGGCACAATATGAAAGGGTGGATATGTAACGTTGGTTCTGAATCAATCAACATTCATTACTCTGGATATGTGTTCGCTGGAGTATGTAAGGTGAAAAAATTAGGTCGAATCGATGATTTCAATCTACTTTCAGAAACGGTCATTTGTCCTAAAGAACGCTGCATTTGTCCAGCTGATCTGCGCTCAAACAAAAGAAATATACACTAAATGAAAAATATGAATCTTGATGAAGTTCGTGAATTCATTCGCAATACTTCCGAATCAACTTGCATCTACATCGGCGCTGACAGCGAGCGATACTGCGGAAAAAACGATCTGTGGTATGCTGACTACACGCTCGCAGTCGTAATCCATTATGAAGGATCACGCGGATGCAAGGTGTTCGGTCGCATGGAAACTGAACGCGACTTCGATCAACGAATGAATCGCCCAGCTTATCGCTTGATGAACGAAGTTTACAAAGTATCGCAGCTATACTTGGATCTCGCTGAAGCCATAGGAGATCGACATGCGGAAGTTCATCTCGATATTAATCCTGATATTATCCACGGTAGTAGTTGTGTAGTGCAGCAAGCTATCGGATATGTTCGAGGCGTATGTAATGTAACTCCGCGAGTTAAACCCGAGGCATTCGCCGCATCTTACGCAGCTGATAGATTAAAGGAAATTTTAAACGCATGATTACAGTAGAAAATTTCATTCTTCAATACGACAATCTTTTTTCTACGCAGGAATGTCAGCAGTTCATTGACTCATTCAATAGAATGGAACGAGCTGGATTCACTATCAGTCGACAGAAAGAAGGAACGAACTCCACAGTAAAGAAAGATGATCAGCTATTCTTTTCAGACATGCTTTCTGGAATGGAGTTAGATATTTCTGATATTGCTCCATTCCGTATGTTTGTTGAGAAGTATTGGAACACTGTATATCCTGCATATGTTGAACAATATGGTGTGTTGAATCAAATGGCCAACATGACTGTTCGTTTGGCTAAGATTCAGAAAACTGAAATTGGTGGCGGATATCATGTTTGGCATAATGAAGATGATAGCCCACAAAATATGCGCCGTGTGGCTACATTCATTCTGTATCTAAACGATGTGGATGAAGGCGGAGAAACAGAGTTTCTTTATTATCCCAAGCGAGTGAAGGCTAAAACTGGTAGATTGATTCTGTGGCCTGCTGGTTTCACTCACACTCATCGCGGCAATCCACCAATTAGCAATACGAAATACATTGTCACGGGCTGGATGGAAATGACGTAGATGGCGATCAAACGAGTTTTACTTTTTTCTAATTTCTATGATGGATTTTTAAAAAATGCCTCTAGCATGAGGTTGGGTAATGAGCTTCGTAGAGAAGGGTTCGAAGTAAAACAAATTCATCATTTCGTAAACTTCACGGACGATGAGATTAAACTGATTATCAAAGATTTTTGCGAAAATCAGGAAACCATCGTTTGTATAAGCACGTCTTTTCTATCACAAGAAGAAGAACGAAATACTAATCAAACTCCAACTTGGGGTAGCAACAAAGACGGCGTAGACGTTTACTCGAAGATATTGCTTATATGCAGTGAAGCTAAACAACTATTCAACGCGAAAATTATAGTTGGAGGATGGATCATTGACGCTCGAAAGTTTAAGATAAACGAACTAAAGAAAAGATGGAAATTTCACAAACTAGAACCATTCGTAGATTATTTCGTTGAAGGTATGGGCGCGAGTGCGATTAGAAAACTGGCTTTTGATTTACCACAAAATCATATAATCGGAAACTTAGTTTCTAGTGATCCGATTATAGATTACAGTGACGTTTCAACGGCACCAGCAAAAGACGATTATGTCAGTCCCAAAGAAAGTTTGTATTTCGAAATCGCTTCTGGATGCGTGTTTAGTTGTCATTTCTGTAATTTTGGTTCTTTAGGTAAAAAGAAACACGAGTACATGCGATCTTATGAAAGTTTGCGCGATGAAATCGTTAGCAACTATGAAAACTTTGGAACGCGAGCATACAACGTAACTGATAATATCGTGAACGATTATCAAGAAAAACTAAAGATGCTTATTCGTATTAGAAATGAAACTGGCATCGATCTGAAGTGGGCTGGATATGTTCGTCTTGATACAATCAAAAATAAAGAACAAGCAGATATGTTGCTAGAGTCTGGTATGATCGGCGCTCTTATGGGTATTGAATCGTTTACTCCATCTGTAGGGCGCTATATCGGTAAGATGACTGATAGAGAAAGATTGATTGATATTCTGCACATGTGTAGAGAATCTTGGAAAAACGAAGCTATCGTAACTGCTATGTTTATTGCTGGTCTCCCGACAGAAACAATTCCGATGCTCGACGAAACTTTCAGGTTTCTAGTTTCATCTGAAGGAAGAGATCTTATTGATACGTTTCGATTTAATAAGTTTCATGTGACTCAAGAGTTCGACGACAAAAACGAAATCAACAAAGCAAGAAACTCACCCTTCAAAGATTATGTAGTCAAACCTGGAGCTTATGGTTCGAATTGGACTAGTCCCTGGTCGAATTCGGATGATATTGATAAACTGGTTCGATTTTATAATGACTTCAAGCATAGAAAAACAGATATCAGCACACAATTAATGACCCAAGTAGCCAATCTTGGCTATGAGCCAGAAGAAGTCGTTTTAATGGCAAGACAAGGCAAAAAGTATCATGAATTCAAAATGCGCAAAAAGACCGATCAGCTGATAGAAGATTATCGAGCTAGAGTTATAACAGATATAAAAAGTTCTTGACAATTGACGCCATACAACATATAATGAATAGTGTGATGAGGGGTCAATATCATGGCTATTTTACCAATCTACTACACCACCACGAATATGCGTAAACGTAAGGCTCGTAAGCCAACTCAGGCTATGATCGAGTCTCAGCGTATCACTCAGGAACTTCTTGATAAGGTTGGATATCGTAAGCCAACCAAGCCTACTAAGAAGTTTTCATACTCACTTGCAGTTGAGTCCAACGCTGCTCCACTGTCTAATACCATTCCTGGTGGTGCAGCTGCTAAACGTGACATTCGCACAGATCATCTCTGGAAGCGTGATCGTCAAGAGTCTGCTGCTACTGTCAAAGCTATCGAGGAAAAGGCTATGCGTGTGGCTCCTGCTTATAACAAAGGTGCGACACAATATATTACTGACGGAACTGATGCTAAGTATCTTGGAAGGAAAATCTGATGTGGAATAAGAATGAACTAAGTGAAATGCTGTTCAACGGGAAACTTCAAATTTCTTTCGTTAAGAAAGATGGAACTGAACGAGTTATGAACTGCACGTTGTCAGAAAATTATCTATCGCAAGAGCGAAGAGAAGCGACTAAGAAGGAAAATCCAGATGTGCTCGCTGTTTGGGATATAGATAATAGTGGATGGCGTTCGTTCCGCCTGGATTCGATTATTGACGTGAGGATTGTAAATGACTAAATTGAATATCTCTGGACTCAAAGAAAGCGCAACTAAGGCTAAGGATCTTGAGCCAGCTAAGAATGGTACATATGCACATCTTGGTTCTAAAGGTGGAACTGAGCAGATGTATGAAGGTTTGATGGCACGACTACCAAACGAGCTGACTGATCAGTTCAATATCATCTGCTCGCGCGTGCGCGAAGATAGCATCAGCAAGACAAAGAAAAACATTCTCTGGCTTCACGATACGTTCGACGATCCAGAGTCACAACATCTGAAGGATGCTAAGAGTCTTAACCGATTCGAGAAACTCGTATTCGTTTCACACTATCAGCAGTCTACTTACAATCTCGGTCTTGGAGTATCATACGACAAAGGTATCGTCATTCAGAACGCAATCGTTCCTATCGAAGCTCATGACAAACCTAAGGGTACGATTAATCTAATCTATCACACGACACCGCATCGTGGGCTTGAGCTTCTCGTTCCTGTCGTAGAGTTTCTATCTGACAAAGGTCTTGATTTCCATCTTGATGTTTACTCGTCGTTTGGTATCTACGGATGGCCTGCTCGCGACGAGCCGTATCAGGAACTGTTTGAGCGTATCAAGCGCAACGGCAAGATGACATATCATGGTTGGCAACCAAACTCTGTTATCCGTGAAGCTCTGAAGAAAGCGCACATCTATGCGTATCCAAGCATCTGGCCAGAGACTTCTGGTATCTCAGTCATCGAGGCTATGAGCGCTGGCTGCAATGTTATCTGCCCAACGTTGGCTGCGTTACCCGAGACGTGCGCCAACTTCGCAGTTCAGTATGGCTGGACGGAAAACAATAACAAGCATGCCAATATGTTCGCTGGCATCTTGGGTATGGTAATCAAAGATTATTGGGCAGATCACAATCAGGATCGTCTCAAGTTCCAAAAAGCCTACTTTGATAACTTCTATAATTGGGATATGCGTGCTAGCCAATGGCGGGATTTCCTAATTTCTTTGGCAAACAAGCCTTGACAATCAGCAGTCAATGTGCTATGATAAGTCATAATGAAAGGAGTCATCTATGGCTAAGAGCTTGTTGACTGTAAAGGCAAAAAAACGTAAGACTATTCTCCCTCGTGGAGCTGATGCCAAACATTTTGGTTCAGAGCCGTCGTGGGAGGATTTGCCTTTTCTGAGTGAAAGCGAACTCCGCTCGCGCGAGATGACTGCTTTCAACTGGTACAACTATTTCTATGAAGCTAAGGAAGCTCGTGGCTTTATCTTGGAGTTCATGGAAGCTGTGAATATGCCAAAGCCCGCAGTCGTGATGTTCAAGCGCATCTCAGATTCTCAAATCAATACCACAACGGCTGCCATGTGTCGCATGTATGTGATGGGATGGGAAGACTCTGAGAAGCGCAAGAAGATTGAATCGCGAATCATGGAGCTATGCCGTAAGGGCGCTGCTCTTGTCGAAGAAGATAAGAAGCAAGCCGCAGCTAAGTTGAACGTACCTGAGAAGTTACCATACAATGAACTGATCACTGATATCGAGCAGATGATCGACGAAGAGTCGGAGTCGCTCTCTGGTTTCTATGAGTGGCTTAAGAATCGTAGCGCAAAGCCAGCAGACGTTCGTGGCGTGATTGACTACTATGCTGGATGGTTTGCTGAACTGACTGAAGCGTCAGAGCGCAACGTTGATCCGCAGCTCAAGGAAGCGTATGCGTATCTGACGAAAAAGCAACTCAAAGAACGAGTTGATCTTTTTTCTGGCATCATCGCTGACTGTGAATCGTATCTGTCAAACAGTCGCAAGTCAGTTGTGCGCAAGCCACGCAAGACTAAGCCAAAGACTGCGGATAAGGTTATATCCAAGCTCAAGTTCCAGAAGGAACATACCGAGCTGAAGATTGTTTCTATCGATCCTACGAAAATCGTTGGGGCTAAAGAGCTTTGGGTGTTTAATACTAAATACAATGTTCTTGCTCACTACTGGTCAGAGCAAGGATTGTCCGTCAAGGGAACAACACTTCAAGGCGTCGATCCTGGGCGTTCTCAGCAAAAGAAACTGCGCAAGCCAGCAGATATTCTTCCACTGATTACTGGTTCAACATCTAAAGCAGCAGAACGCGCGTTCGATAATCTCAAGACAAAAGAAGCTAATCCTAATGGACGTATCAATGAGTTCACCGTCATCCTCAGGGCAGTCAAATAACAACGTCGTCGTTTTTCCAAAGAAAAATACTCGTGTTGTTCTTCCAGACGAAGAAGAAGCTGCTCGTGAAGCTACACAACGAGCATACGTTGATGAGGTTACCGACTCGTATGCCACACACATTGCTAACAAGTTGGCTCAGCAAGGCTTTGATATCTTCAACAAAGATTTCGACAAGCACTTTGGCTTTACTGTTGAAGCCTTGCGCTCGACTCTCCTTATGACGATGGATCTACATCATCCGTTCCAAGAAGTCGTTGAACACACTGTCAAAACGATAGCCGAGTTGTCGGCCGACAACGACGACGATGAGTTTGATCCGGCTTGACAATCGCTCGCAGATAGTATATGATACTATCATGCAATGGAGTTCGTTATGATTCTCGTAGATTTCAGCCAAGTCATGATTTCTAATATCATGATGCAATTGGCTAACAATGATAGTAAACTCGATGAGGATATGGTTCGCCATATGGTTTTGTCGAGCCTTCGTCTGTATAAGAAAAAGTTTGGCGCAGAGTATGACGAGCTCGTTATCTGCGCTGACGGTCCTTCATACTGGCGTCGTGAAATCTATCCCCACTATAAGGCTGGTCGCAAGAAGGCGCGCGAAAAGTCTTCACACGATTGGTCGTTGATCTTCAACGCTCTTCACAAGATTCGCGACGAGCTAGAAGAAAATATGCCGTATCCAGTTCTGCGCTTTGATCGTGCAGAAGCTGACGATATCATCGGCGCTCTTTGTCATGCGTATGGTCAGCACGGCGTCATCACTCAAAAGATTCTTATCGTATCTGGTGACAAAGACTTCGCACAGTTGCAGAAGTATGATAACGTCACGCAGTATTCCCCGATCGCTAAGAAATTCATCACGCCTGATGTTAATCCTGAGCGCTTCAAGCAGTATCACATTCTGCAAGGTGATAGTGGCGACGGTGTGCCTAACTTTTTGTCTGCTGACGATACGTTCGTGTCAGGCGGTCGACAGAAACCGCTTCCGAAGAAGAAGCTAGAAGAGTGGACGTTGCTGGAGCCTGAAGCATATTGTCAAGGTGAGATGCTGCGCAACTATCATCGCAACAAGATGATGGTCGATCTTGATTGTATTCCTGACGATCTGCAGAAAAAGATCGTTGATGCGTATGCTACATACAAGTATAATCCTCGCAACAAGATTTTCAACTATTTCATCGAACATCGTCTGCGTCAGCTGACGGAAGCTATCTCGGAGTTCTAATGCCAGTTGCTCGTTATCGTAAGAAACCTTCAGTCATTCATGCAGTCAAGTGGACTGGCGTCAATACCAAAGAGATTGATGAGTTTACTGGCTCTCAGTTTGTTGAGACAAACCGTGGCGGTATTCCTATGCTGGAAATCTACACTCTAGAAGGAACTATGAAAGCGTCCATTGGTGACTATATCGTCAAAGGAATTGCTGGAGAGTTTTATCCATGCAAACCAACTATCTTTGAAGATCTACACGAATTGGACCTAGAAGTTCCAGACGTTGACTATCACAATCAGGAGTTTGACAAGTGATCGATCTAAATAAGTATGCTGATTTTGTTATGGCTGTTACGAGCAGAGAGAGCCGTGAGGTTGAGGTCTTCATCGACCGACTTAGGGAAATTCACTTTGCTAATGACAAGTTGAATGGTTCTCTTCTCCTGACTGCTATGATTGGTATGACCAGTGAAGCTGGTGAAGCACAGGAAATCGTCAAGAAGGTTCTGTTCCAAGGTAAGCCGTTCACCGAAGAAACTCGCATCCATCTCAAGAAGGAACTGGGTGACGTGATTTGGTATTGGATCAATGCTTGTAATGCTCTTGATCTTGATCCCAATGAAGTTGTTCAGCAGAATGTAGAGAAGCTTCAGGCTCGCTATCCTGGCGGCAACTTCGACGCACACTATTCTGAGAATCGCAAAAAAGGCGACATCTAATGAAGAAGCTGGTCTTAGTCGAAACGATCTCACAGCATCGCGTTCGTTACGTTGTGGAAGTAGAAGACAATATCGAACATGCTTGCGATGAAGTTGTCTGGCGTGAACATGATCTTGGTTTTAAAGAGTTCAGTCAGAATCATCTTGGTAGTGTGATCGTTTCTCATAGAGAGATCAGCGAACAAGAATATATCAAGACGTTTGATGAAGACAATGATTATCTCAGCAGCTGGACCGAAGAACAAAAGAAAACATTGATCAATGTAATTGACTACACAGAGGAGAATACTGATGGCGCTTGATACAAGTAAGTGTATGGCTAATCTTATCGCTAAGATTGAAGCACAGACAACAAAGGAACGACAGGTCGATTTCCTAAAACTCTATAGCTCATATGCTCTGAAAGCAGTGCTTGGTTATGGTATGGATCCAGGCGTGAAGTGGTTGCTTCCTGATGGTGATCCGCCGTATCGACCGCTCGAAGTGAGCACTGATCAGGAAGGTCGTTTCTATGTCGAATGCAAGAAGTTGATTTACTTCGTTGATAGCCCTGACGGTCGTCAAGTCAATCAGCTCAAGCGCGAACAGCTTTTCATTCAGATTCTTGAATCAGTCGATCCGCGTGATGCCAAGCTGCTTCTTCGTATGAAAAATCGTCAGATCAAGATTATGCCTGAAGCGATTGCTGAAGCATTCCCTAATCTGTGGGAAGCATGGGGTCGTCAGGCTGCTACTCCAGTTGCTCCGCTTCCTCCTGTTGTGCAGGAGGTTGAACTTGACAAGTCGATGTTTCTCGAGTATGATGAAAGTCAAGTTCCTGTCAAGCGTGGGCGCGGTCGTCCGAAGGGTTCTACTAAGAAAGAAGTAGCATGAATACAGCTTTTATCATCGGTAATGGTACGAGTCGCAAGGGATTCGATCTTACTAAACTGAAACCATACGGAACGGTGTTTGGTTGCAATGCGCTTTATCGTGATTACCCTGACAGGTCTTTTCCTGATTTCCTCGTTAGCATTGATGATGGTATCATTGCCGAGATAGAAGGCAGTGATTTCCCATCGAAGCGTTTCATCGTCCCACCGATTGATGAACGTTGGGAACCTGCTGAATGTAACATTGGTCGCCCTCGTAGTAATGCTGGTATGAACGCCATGCGCGAAGCGATCAAGATGGAACATGATCAGATTATCTGTCTTGGATTTGATTTCCTTATCCAAGATGGTAGTCAACTTCTTTCGAACGTGTATGATGGCACTGATAACTACGGAGAAAACACTCGCGCGAGCGCGGGAGACAATCCTGGGCGTGTGAACTATCTACAGTGGCTTGTGCGTAAAAATCCTGATGTTGATTTCATTTTTATCTTTCCTAGTATCGAAAACGTGACTAAGATTGTTGGTGAAAATGTCTATTTCAACACATACGAAAATCTCCTGAAGCATACATAGAGATAACAGTTTTAGGAGGAGAGGCCTATGGTAAAGAAAATCTATCTCGAACACTCTAATCTTAATAAGATGGACTATATGCTCGGTAAGTTTCTGGATCATGATTGCTATGATCTAGTGCTGACTGAAGATACTGACGTTTATGAACCACTGACTCCACTGCAAATCGCTAATGGCGAAACACATAGCGAAAAGAATCTTCTATGTAAGTTTCGTAAGGGTGTGTTCAAAAAAGAAGTGACAGACGCAGCTTATACTGCTCTTCGTTCAGGTGCGATCATGTCCGATAATCGTGGACTTGCTGCTGGTATTGAGCGCGACACAGCTTATCAGAAACTACCAGACGGCGAAGGATCGCGTCGTTGGGTAACGCAGCGTGAAAAGGCTGTTCTTCAGTATATGGTTAAAGGCTCTCCGCTTTCTATCACTGGCGAAGACATGCTCCAGGAATTATACAACACAACTCCTGATAAGCCATTGCAGGGTCGTGGATCTGGAGCTGATAAGAGCAAAGGTGAAATTGGCGCTGGTGCGATTTGGATCGTGAACAAATCAAAGGACTTCGTGTTTGCTGATTGGTACGATTCAGTCAAGGATAAAACGCCTAAGGATCGTAAGCTCGCCGCAGATCATATTCTGAATGACATGATCTCAGATACAACCTATGCGAACGGCGTTCGTTCTGGTGTTGGTGGTTTCATGGATCGTTATCCACGCATTCCATTCTGTCGCGAAACAGGTTGGAGCGCAAGCCACCACGAGCTGTATGAATCAGCTCTGCCGTTGTTCGAAGAAGCATCACGTGTGTTTCAAGAAAACGTTCCGATTCGTTTTGCTGGTCAGATGGAAGCAATGCAGAAGCTAGGTAAGGACTGGCAGATCGGTAACACGCCATATACAACTCTAACAATCAATCGCGACTTCCGCACAGCAGCACATCGTGACGTTGGCGATCTATGCGAATCATGGGAGTCACATGAAAACCCTCGAGGCTTTAGTAATCTACTCGTGCTTGATAATGGCAAGCATTATGACGGCTTTTATCTTTGCTTCCCTGAGTTTCGTGTAGCCGCTGACATTCGTGCTGGTGATATGATCATGATGAATGCACATCGGATTCACAGCAACTCTCCTGCGTTCGACTACGAAGAAGGGTTCGAGCGTATGTCAGTCGTGATGTATTTCCGTGAGTCAATGCTTGAGTGTGGCTCTAAGAAGTATGAAGAAGCTCGTAAGAACTTCGTATACATGCGCAGAAACAATAAGGAACATCCGCTCTGGCAAGAAAACTGGAACGGAGTATCACCAGGAATGTGGGATACAGAAGAATGGGGTGAGTATCTTGGAAACAATGGTCTCACGGATGAAGCAGAAGAAGTTCTAAATAAGATTGGTAAAGGCAGTAATCAAAACTCTCTTGAAGGTTTCTTTGCGTGAAACATATTCTAGTTACTGGAGGAAGTGGGTTCATCGGCAGTGCTGTTGTCGATGAACTCCTCTACTACGGTTACACGGTTACGGTTCTTGACCGTGTAATCAACGATTGGACTAAGAAGCTCGATGTTGAGATTTTAAACTTTGACATCAATCAGTTTGGGCTTCATTCCTACTACAAAAAGTTCGACGCTATCATTCACATGGCAGCAAGCCATGTTGTTCCTGAAAGCGTTGCTGATCCAATGAAATACTATCAGAACAATCTATATTCTATGTTACGCCTTCTCGACTACGCGAAGGATAATGGCACAAAGATTGTGTTCAGTAGCAGCGCAGCAGTATACGAATCATCTGATTTGGCTATTAACGAAAAACACGAAACCAATCCACATAATCCATATGGACAGACTAAGCTGTGGGCTGAGCAGATGCTTGAGTCCATGTTCCACGCTCACGATGTCAACAGCGTTTCGTTGCGATATTTCAACGTTGCTGGTGCTGGCAAAAATCATGGCTATAATGCTAAGAAGCCAACTCATGCTGTTCCGATTCTGCTGAAAGCTATTCTGGAAGATAAACCATTCCGTGTGTTTGGTAATGACTATCCTACTAAAGATGGTACATGTGTTCGCGACTATCTTCATGTGACTGACGTAGCCCGTGCGCATGTGCAAGCCCTACAGTATCTCGAAAATCACAGATGCAGTGAAGTCATTAATCTCGGAACGGGCACCGGCACATCCATGCTTGATCTTATAGGAGCTACCGAAAGAGTTCTTGACAAGCAGATCAAGTTCGACTATGATAGTCGTCGGATGGGAGATCCAGCAATCCTAGTAGCCAATGCTGAAAAGGCAGAAATGATTCTAGGATGGAAACCTAAAAAAGATATTGAACGTATTATCCTTGACTCATGGAAATGGGAAACGAATGGACTATGTAATCGCAATCCCGAGCTATCGCCGCGCAAAAACGCTGCGTGAAAAAACTCTCGCGCTGCTCGAGCGTCATAATATCCCCGCAGAAAAGATCACCGTATTCGTAGGTAATCAAGAAGAATACGAAACCTATCGCAAAGAACTCCCTGAACAATATAAGATCGTGATCGGTGAAGTTGGTATGGGTGCCATCCGTCGCTTCATTCAGCGATACTATCCTGAGGGAACTCAGGTCATGAACTTTGACGACGATCTGTCGGAAGTTCTCAAGAAGATCGATGACAAAACTATGGTTCCAGTCGAGAATCTTGAGTATGAAGTTATCTGTCGCGGATTCGTTGAGTGTCAGAAGCACGGAGCTAATCTGTTTGGCGTTTATGCTGCTGCTAATGCAATGTTCATGAAGAATCGCGTAGCTGTTGGTCTTTACTACTGCATCGGTTCATGCTGGGGTCTCATCACTCGACACGATCAAGACTTGACTGTTACGCTCGACGATAAGGAAGACTTCGAGCGCACGCTTCAGCACTACGTCAAGGATGGCAAGGTTGTTCGTCTCGACGATATCACTGTAAAATCTAAATACTATACTGAAGACGGTGGGATGCAAGTCACTCGCACGAGCGAGCGCATCCACGAATCAGCTCAGATTCTTGCTGATCGATATCCTGGACTATGCACGATGTATATCCGCGAAACAACTGGGCACGCTGAACTAAGACTTCGAGACACAAGAAAAGAAGTCGGCAACACTCTCGATTCGTTCTTCGCATAAGAAAGGAAAATGTATGGATACCACTTCTTATATCGTTAACGTTCTGGTCGTCGCGTCAAGCTGGATCGTAGGCATTATGATTGCTCGATTCGTTCTTAGAAAGTTCATGAGCATCGATCCAGATGGTATGGAAGCTGTCGGTTCTACTTCTTCTGATGATATCGTTGATTTCGATAAGAGTGATATGCCATACATTCCTGTGAAGGTTGTTCGTGAGAATGGATTGTATTATGCTTGGTTTGGTGGGAACGATAAGTTCATCGGACAGGCAAAGAAGATGGACGAAATTCATAAGCTGACTCACGAGCATGTGTTCAAGCAGATTGGTTTGCGCTTCGAGTTCATTCGAGAAAAAGATAAGGTGATTAAAGATAAAGGGCCTTGACAATTATTCCTTTGCCAGCTAGACTTAAGAGTTAGCTACCGAAGGACCCTAAAAATGTCAAACGTAAAAACGCTAGTCGCTAAGTATAACCGCCCTAAAACTAAGTTTAAAGGGGGCGCCCCTAAGTTCAGCCCCACTATTAAATGGGTCGAGTATAGTATAGATTTGATCGAAGCCAAGCGTTTACTTCAAGTAGCTGATTTTACTAGTAAATTCGACCTACTAAAAGTAATAAATCAAATCGAAAGTAAAGTAAAGTATCACCAAAACCACGCCGATTTTAACTTAGCTAAGGCGCTAAACGATTTACGTTCAGCCCGTAAACTGTTACGTCTGTAACAGATTTTGTAACAAAAAATATTCCCTAGTAATATCAGTCACTTAGCAGTAAGTCATTGATTTTACTAGGGTTTTTTATTAGCGGTAGGGCCTTGACAATCAGCGGGCTATGGGATAGAATGAATATATGATGAATCGAAAGGAAAACCAAATGGATACGCTCTTCAATCGCTCGCTCCTGGTTGAACTCGTCGCTCAGTATGAGCTGCTCCTCGATCAGCTCGAGTCTGCTGATCTCGCTCAGGCAGAAATCGCTGAGGGTGAGCTGGACAATTTCATGGAGCGATTCCCTGGCATCGTGAACTACGATTCCAAAGGTAACTGGATTGGAAACGTTAGTAACGAAAACGGATGGACTGCCTAATGAAAGGAACTGACATGACTCGTGACAATAAAATCGAATTCGCCCTCTTTGCCATCAACTGGCTTGCTGGCTTCGGCATGGGATTGGTTGTTGCAAAAATGTTGCAGTAACCACCTTGACAATCACGCTCGCCAGTGATAGAATAAAGTATATGATGAAAGGAAGTGACATGAACGCCATTCAAGTTCTCGCCCTCGTAGCTCGTTCTACGTTTCGTCCGTTTGATTCCTATGATCGCCAAGTGTTCGAAGGAACTGAATCGTCGAATCCGTTGGTTCACTATGCTGACGAGATTGGCGAGCAATATACGATCATCATCGACGGTGATCGAATCTGTCTCTTCGATGAACATGGCCACGAATCCCAGTATCTTCTGGGTGAGAATCGTTTCGCTTAAAGGAGCTATATCATGTCAATCAATGAAGCTGTTGCGCTTGCTGCGCGTTTAGAATCGCTGATCCGTCGAGCTGATATGTTTGGCAAGGATCGTCTCACCATTCTTGAAGAAGTGAACTGGATTGCGTCTGATCTCCGTGACTATGCGGATCGACTCGATGCTCAAATGGAAAAGGAACTCTTTCATGGTCGCAAACACGTTTCTCACCGCTGATCCAGCGGAAGCCAAGCAGGCTATTGTTGCTGCTTTGTATGATCGTCTGACTGAGGTGCGGCGCGCAAGTCGCGTGAAGTTTGAACTCGACGACGAGTTTGAACTGGGTATCAATTGTCGCTTGGCTAATGAAGCTGAGTGGCTGGAAGATTTGCTCGATACAGTTGAGAGGAGCTGAATATGCCTAACTGGTGTTCAAACAACTTCACGGTCTATCATAAAGATCCCGAAATGATCAAGAAGTTCGCTGATGCGCTGAGCGCGCAAGAGCTTTTCACTAAGTTGGTTCCGCTCCCTACGGAAGACAACGAGTGGGACTATAATGCTGCGCTGGAAACTTGGGGCACCAAGTGGGATGCGACTCCTGGCGATGTTCAGATCGATGAAGAGGGTAAGTCATGCAGTGGTTGGTTCGAAACTCCATGGGGTCCAGGCATTCTTGCTTATGAAAAGCTGAGCGAACTTGGTTTCGAAGTTGATATCACGTTCCATGAACCAGGAATGTGTTTCGCTGGTCGATTCACTTCTCCCGATGAAGAGTATTATGTAGAATACAACTTCGAGGATGAGAACTGGCGCGACAAGATCGATGACGATGAAGTCCTTTCGCTTCTCGAATATGAATATGAAAACTGGCTTGAGTGGCAGGAAGAGCTGGCCGAAGAAGAAGATGGAAGCGACAAATGACTTCGCGAACAGTTACAGTTGACGTAGATGTCGATGTGGATGTTGAAGATTTCGACGACGAGGATCTCGTTGATGAATTGCGACATCGCGGATATTCTGTTGTCAAAAAAGATCGCAGAGAGTTTTCTTGGCTGAAACAATCATACGAAGAAGAAGAGCTGGATGACCTTTTGTGGAAACTGCGTCAATCCTATCTGATCGACAACGCTGATCAGTTTCATAAATCTTTCAAGAAAATCCTAGCAGAATATGGATATCATGTATGACTGATCATGAAATCGTTAAGCAACGTTTCCTCAAGTTTCTCTTCGCACAGATTGACGAGATGAAAGAACAAGGTGTACCTGAACGGCAAGCTGCAGAACTTGTAATGGATACTGTGTTCTTGACTATACATAATACATGGGTCGATGCGTTTGGTTCTCGACAAATGGCTGAAGAATTTTATCAGATTGCCGATGGTCTCGTCGCGCGTTCAATGGAGGAATCTAAGTGATTATTGGTCTTTGCGGTTTGATTGGTTCAGGTAAGGGCACCGTAGCTGAGCATCTCATGCGAGAGCACAGCTTTATTGGCATTTCATTTGCTGAAACGCTGAAGGACGCAGCTGCGTGTATCTTTGGCTGGGATCGTGACATGCTCGAAGGAGATACAACTGAGTCACGATACGAGCGCGAGCAGATCGATGCTTGGTGGACCGATAGACTTGGTTGGGAAGTTTCGCCGCGCAAGATGCTCCAGTTCTTTGGGACAGAAGTTATGCGTGACAATCTAGATTCCCATATTTGGGCCCATGCGACTGAAAAGCGTATGCTTGATACAGAAAAGCTGTTTCTGGAGATGACTGGTCAGAAGCCACACTTTGTTATCAGCGATGTTCGTTTCCCCAACGAGATTGACATGATCCGTCGCAATGGCGGCAAGATTTGGCATGTTCGCCGCGGTCCGCTTCCTGATTGGTTTGGCAAAGACGATCCGTCGATCCACGAGTCCGAGCGGGCTTGGAATAGAGAGCCAATGGATGCTGCGATTCACAATGATGGCACAATCGAACAGATGTGTGGCACGGCAGATGTTATTCTTGACAGTTACCTGAAACGCTGATACAATAGTCTATACAATGGAGTTTGGCTATGAACGTAGGCGACAATGTTACGATTCGTGTGCGGGATCCGCGCAATGCTAGAGTGTTCGCTGCGGGCGTAGTCCGCGAGTTCAATGAATACACAGGCAAGATTCTGCCTAATCCTAAGTGGGTTAGTTCAGACTCCATCTGTATCTCCACAGGCGATACTCATTTTCCTTTCCGTATCATCGACCGCGAGCGTATCCTAGAGTTGGATAATGCGCCAGTTGCTGTTTCTCGCAGTGAAACGTTCGTCGTGCAGGGTTCTAAGCCTGGATCAACTTATACAGTCACACGCGATGGTTCGCACTGGAGCTGCACTTGTGTTGGCTTTGGTTTCCGTAAAGACTGCAAGCATGTGAGGGAATGCAAGTGATGAACGATCTTATTGAAAAGCTCGCAATCCAATCAGGCTTCAAGAAATACGATAAGGATGATGGTCTCTATTTTCCGTATATCGAGGGATATGAGCTCAATGGCGAGCTTGAGGAGTTTGCTGAGCACATCATCAAAGAATGTATGAATAGAATTTCTAAGTGGAACACACTTATTATTGAAAACGATATGATTCATCATTCGAATATAGCAGATCGTATCAATAAAGACTTACGAGAACATTTTGGAGTCAAGTGATGCGCATCAACAATCGCTGGACAATCTACTGGTTAGGATGGAAAGGTGAACTGTTCTACTGGAATCTGTGTCGTTTCAATAGCGGTGATCCATACTGCGACTGGCGTATTGGTCCTATCAGTGTGAGGAAGTGGGGAGTACCCACTGATAAAGGTAGGGGATGGTGATGGATACGGTTCGTATCGAGTTCATGCTAGTAAATGGACCAGGAGACTACGTTCTTCAGAACTGGACTACGATGGAAGGTTCTGTTCAGAACGATCCAAAGATTTACGTTCCTCGCGCGCTCTCGATGAAAAGAACCATGAGTGCAACACATACTGCTCGCGTTCGCGTAGTCAGTGAACAAACGGATCGAATTGTGGATATGTTCCCATGAGCGAAGATAAGAAAGATTTCTGGGGCGCTGTCGAGAATATTCGTCAGGCGTTCAAAGATATTGACGCTGAGTATGCGAAGATGGCAGAAGAGTGCGATCCCGAACTCAAGCTCGCTGTGACTAAATGGGTAATGAAACACATCGTTGATCACGCGCGCGAGGGAGGAAGTTATCGCTATCTTATCTACGATCGTTTAGGCTTTGGTCCAGAAGCGTATGCTCCGCTCTGCTCTGATGGTATGACTATCAGCAACGAGTTCGATCTTAATATGAAAGAAGGCGTCATAGAGTTTCTAAAAAACTATGACGTTGAAGGCGCAAAGAAATATATGGGCTATTGCGACTCAGCAGGTTGTTTTGTAGAAGCAAGCTGTGGATATCCTACCAAAGATGGATATCGCCGTTCATGTGTCAATCACTACAATCACTATAAGAATTTGCGTTTAGATGAGGAGAAAGATAATGCAGAGTGAACTCGAACTTCTTGTTGAATACGATATGTTCGTGAACGGTTGGGATCCGTCTAACAAAGATGATATCATCGCATACTGGGCACACATGCTGCCATGAACTTCTGGCGTCTATGGGCTAAGGCTCTAGGTGAAAAAGCTGGCAAGAGCGATAAAGAAGCGGATAGGGTAGCACTTATCCGCACTCTTATTGTGTTGTGCTACATCATCACAAACATATTCATCGTAGCCGGAGTGATCAGGCATTGGTAAGCAAGCGAACAGAGTTCATCGTTGAGTGGGTATCGACAGCGATTCTTATCGTTGGCGTAGCATTGACTGCGTGGAACATCTATCCATTGAACGTATGGCTATCGCTCGCTGGTAACTTTGGCTGGTTCGTTATTGGCTGGATCTGGCGTAAGTATTCGCTCTTGACAATTCAGATCGTTGTGACTATAATATATCTAATGGGTCTGATGCAACATTATGGAGTAGGGCTGTGAAGATTGGTATCATCTCAGACTTGCATATGTATCGTGAGCGCCCTTGGGACTTCGAGCCCGAGGACGATGTGTTCTATATCTGTGCTGGTGATATCAGCGAGCAGCACGATTTCCGTGATGAGTTCGTGCAGCGTCACGCAGATCATATGTTCGCTATCCTTGGTAATCATGATTACTACGGCTCGACGTTCAGCGACGCATATATGCACTTGCTGACGCGGACTGTTGGTGAAGTCAAGATTGCTGGTGCCACATTATGGACTGATCTGTCTAAAACCATGGACTGGGTCTACTATGTGAACGGGCTTATCGACTATCGCTACATCAAGGATCTTAATCAAGAAGATATGATTGAGACACACGCATATCACAAGAAGTTCCTGATGACTAGCGAAGCGGATATCATCGTTTCGCATCACACGCCCACGCGCAAGTCTATTCATCCGCGATATCTGACGAGCCCATACAACACATCGTTCTCAAACGATATGGAAGAAGAAATCCTTTCCATGCGTAAGCCGCCGAAGCTGTGGATTCACGGACACACGCATGATCGCTTCGACTACATGATTGGCGAGACGCGAGTGATCTGTCATCCGCGTGGATACAAAGGCGAACACGATGATCACGGAATCTATAAGCCATTGATTGTGGAAATTTGATATGGAATATAACTTTGAACCTTCACCAAAGCCTGTTGGTTATTGGATTATGCCAGGAAGTGTTAGTGCACTTACAACAATAAAGTTTACTGCATTCAAGCGCCCACGCTGGTTGACGCGCAAGATGATGTTGTATGTTTTCGAATGGAAATGGGAAGACGCAAAATGAATAGATTCATTCTCGATGAAGATCCGCAGATCGCTGCTGAATATCATTGCGACAAACACGTTGTCAAGATGATCCTCGAGGAAGCACAGATGCTTTCGACTGCACATCGTATTCTTGACGGCAAAGAATATATCGGACAGTCTAAGAGTGGTCGCAAAGCTAAACGATGGATTCTTCCTGACGAGCGTGAAACAATCCTGTATTCAGCCACGCACGTCAATCATCCATGCACACAGTGGTCGATGCATACGAGCGCGAATTATATCTGGGGTGTGTCTTTGTTTACATGTTTGCTCGAGGAATACTCTTATCGTTACGGTAAAGAGCATAAGTGCGCAGCTCTGTATCCTACTCTACAGAAACTTCCTAAAAATATCATGAGCGCTAATCGCACATGGTTTCCACAAGCGATGCCCGACGATTGCAAGCGTGAGAATCCAGTAGACGGCTATCGCACATACTACATAGAGCACAAGAAACGATTCGCGAAATGGTCGAATCGTCCAACACCAGGATGGTTTGATGTTAGTTAAGTTCACGAATGTAAACGCAAACTTCCTTGATATGCCAGTATATATCAACGCAAGAAACGTTCTGTCAGTTTATGAATCACGTCGCACCCAAGGCGCCAGTCTGACGACAACGATCTATGCCACAAATGGAAACGAATGGTTCGTCGAAGAAAGCCTAAGTGAAGTCATAAGCAAATTGAATGAGGTATTAAATGCAAAACGTGAAGGTTGTAGCTGTAAGTAATCCTACCGTCGATGGTATGGGCGTCGATGAATTCATTGCTTATGTTGCTCGTGTAAGTAATCCCAGCAATCAGATGAATACCCAGACAGCACCAAAGCTGTTGAAGTATCTCGCGAAGCATAAGCACTGGTCGCCGTTCGAAATGGTTTCTATCTGCATGGAAATCGACATGACCCGTGATATTGCTCGTCAGATTCTGCGCCATCGCTCGTTCTCTTTCCAAGAGTTCTCGCAGCGTTATGCTGATCCTACTCAGGACTTGGGTTTTGTTACACGCGAAGCTCGCTTGCAGGATACAAAGAACCGTCAGAACTCCATCGAAACTGATAACGGTCAGCTTCGTGAAGACTGGATGGACATGCAAGCCAAAAGCGTAGACACAGCAATCGCAGCCTACAAGTGGGCTATTGAAAAGGGTATCGCTAAGGAGCAAGCTCGCGCTGTGTTGCCTGAAGGTCTTGTTCAGTCCCGTATGTATATGAACGGAACGCTCCGCAGCTGGATCCATTACTGCGAGCTTCGTATGGGTGTAGAAACTCAGAAAGAACACCGTGAAATCGCATCCCTAGCATGGGACGAAATCATAAAGATTTTTCCGTCTTTAACAGACGTGCTTCAGCAGGATACTAAATAACTCGTATGCCAAGATATACTTTCGTCAATACAAAGACCAATGAAGTCTTTGATGATTTCATGACAATCTCCCAGATGGAAACCTATCTTGAGGAGAATCCCCACATTCGTCAAGAAATTGGCACTCCCCTAATCGTTAGCGGCGTCTCGTCTGGCAGAAACAAGCCCGACTCGGGATTCCGCGACATTCTTAAGACGATCAAGAAGCGCCATCCACG